AGTTACGCTATCGCCGGACGTTTCAAATGTGAGTCCGCCAGATTTAAATCCTCCGCCGGTATAAACCGCGGCATGTTTTTTTTCGCCTAAAGATGCGTCCGTGTCCTCAATCAATATTCCATAAAAAACATTGGTATTGTTTGAACCTCCGCTGTTGTATGGAACAAGTTTTCCGGTGCTGCTATTTCTTGCCATCACCGTTCCCCTGACAAGATCATTGCCACTTGCCAGCGACAATCCTGAAAATGTTCTGAATGGTCCTTTAGCAAGCAGGGCGTCATATGATAAACTTGAGTCAGTCATTTTTTAGTACCCCTCGATTTCCTTAAATTTTTTACGCGGGATGCAGTCCCTTCTCCATTTCGCTGACAAGCAGTTTTTTCAAGAAGATCTGTCCCGTTGGTGCCAACTGAAGCCGCCATCTCAGGATTGTCCTTTATCCGTTTTTGCAATTCATTTGCCGCCAGGGTTTCGGGACTTTTTAATTTTTCTGTTTTGATTTTTAACAGCTTTTGTGTCAATTGTTCAGGAGTGATTTCCCGTTTACGTGCCGCTGCAACTGCTTCGGCCTCATCAGTATCGGCCATATCGGCATCCTCTGACGCATCATTTACCGCTTGATCTTCTGCGGCGATTTCGTCACGGACAGCCTGCCTGACCTGCTCCATTAATTCAGGAAAATTTTCATCAAGCGTTTCAATTGTAACATCTGTTATAGTTGTCGCGCCTTCCGGTATTTCCGAATCGTCAATGAAAACAAACGCGGTTTTAATGCGTCTAGCCATATATCGTTTACCTCGCTTAATTTTTTTTGCTCCGGTTTTTAAATTAGAACTTAAATTGTTTTTATCAGAGCTTTTACTTTTTGGATTATTGTTTTTTTGTTCAGGATTTATCACACTCATTAAATGAGTAAGTGCTGTCTGCATATTGCCGACACTATCTATCATCCCGACAGATAACGCCTGTTTTGCAAATAATACATCGCCCTGACCATAATTAGTTTGAACATTATTTGAATCTGTTTTACGATATTTTGCGACATCGTTTATAAACCCGTCAGCAATTTGATTTAAAATATTTGTTATTCTGGCCGCCCCGGCATCATCGAATGGATCCGAATATTTAAACGGACTTTGAGTATTTACAATAATTTTTTCTTTAACATCATTAAATTTCCAGGCAGATACTACCGCGCCGATTGAACCTGCAAACGCCGATTTATGCATTGTGATATGTTTTGTGGCCGCAGAAATTAAATAACCAGAGCTGGATGCCTCAGCTTCAATATATGTTTCAATCGGTTTTGAAAAACTATTAATCATTTCCGCAAATTCAAATGCACCGGCTGCATCACCGCCACACGAATCCAGAGTCAGCAACACACCATTAACCTCTGAATCATCTTCAAACTTTTTTAATACTGACTGGAGTTGTGCATAACTTAATCCAAACCAGCTCATTAAATCAGATGATAAAAAACCTTTTACCGGGATAACTCCAATTCCGTCTTTTACATAATGTCTTGTAAAACTGGGAAGAATCGCCATTTCAGACGGGCTAACGGTAGCCATTCTCGGATGAGCTAATAATAATTTTTGATGGTCATTTTTATTCTGCATTATTGGATACCTTTTTTCCATTTCCATTGTCGCCTGTGTCCGCAGCCTCGGCCTCGGCACTTGTCTTATCGGCACCTGCCACTGAATCCGGCTCACTTAAACCGGCCCTTTCCCTTGCTGCTTTTTCACGTGCAAGAGTCTGTATATTTTCCCCATAATCTCCTCCAGTCAGTGACGCTGTTTCTTTTGTCGATGTGCTGAATTGATTTGCAACACGCTTTGCAGATGCATCGGTTTCTTTTACAGGGTCAATCTGGCCTATTGAGTCGCCAGCCCATGATACCTTTAACCATGCTTGCCTTATAAAATAATCACCTTTAATAAATCCGGGTGCATCTAATCTGCCTGATAAAATTTCCTCTGTAATGATTTCCTGCCATACTGGACGATTAAAATTTAAATTAAACCAATTCCTCTGGACATCCCTTGTCCTTTCAAACATATTATATGCAGCCCTGCTTGCTGTATAACTAGAATTAAACATCCTGAGAAAAATTTCATATGGAATATTTAAAGCCATTCCGCACTCGCGAGCAAGTGCAGAAATAAAATCACTAAAATTACTAAACGGTCTTTTCGGCTCAAATGCGGAAATATCCTCTCCCGGCTTTAGCTGCACAATCTGCGCTCCAGGTGCAATTGTAAAATCAATACCGGTATTTTGTTTACTGGTATCCGTTTGTTCTGATGTTAGACCACTCGTCAACGCCTGTGTATTTGCTGATTTCACAAGCATTGCTAAGATAGAATTATTCACAGCAGCATCTAGTTCGGCTTTTGTGTATCGAGATTTATTTTTTATTATTGAAATTACCGGAGAAAGAAACGGAACGCCGCGACTATTTCCAATCCTTTCGGGTTTAAATAAATGCCAAATCATTTGTCGCTTGGATGCCGGTCCATATTTTGGAATTCGGCAAAAATCATATGGAAAAACTTCCTGATTTTTGTTGACATGGTATGCTTTTGGTTCTCCAAATTTATCTAATTCGATACCGCCTCTGATTCTACGACTATCGGCAATTCCAGGTGGATTTTCTACCTGATCTGCTTCTATCAATCCAACGCGTAATCTAAATGGACTTTCATAATGTTCACGAATATTTACTGTAAAAAAAACATCCCCTGACATCAAATAATTTTTGAAAGCACTATCCTGTAAATCAGCATATGTCAATTGTCCCCTGACATCTGCCTGTTGTGATTCACTCCAAAGTTTAAAATTCCTTTCTGCTTTTTCAGAAAAATTTTCAATAGTTTTTAAAAATTCTTTATCATCCGGATCCGTTCCGGTATATTCAGATATGGCTTTAGCATCCGGAACAGACTGAGGCTTTAATCCACGACCAATAACAGCCTGAGTTAAGACATTTATTGCCCCTCGTCCGAACGGTTCATTTCTCGCTAAATCTCTTGAACGCTGCCTGAGGGTAGGAAGATCATTTATAATTTCGCCATCCGGTGACCCTGTTGATACAACCCATGTTCGAAGGCGCCGTATTGTTTTTGATGCACCTTCCCATGCTTTATCTCTTTTAAGAAAACCGGAAAATCTAGATCTTATTTTGTGGTATAATGATTTGTTTTTAGGCATTATCTCTCATCTGCAACTGTGCCATATTTCGTTGGAAGTCCAAAAACTCCACCACTTCCTGCATTATTCAACCCTGCAAGCTGTCCCTCTTTATATTCAATTTCCTGTCTTAATTGGACAAGATTAATTCTCGATAAAGTTCTGGATGTGCCCCCTAAATTTATTGTGTATGAACTAACACCCGTAGCAAGTCTCAAATAAGCTGCCCGTAAAACTGTTAATTCTGCCTCAATTTGTGCCACTGTTGACATATTTTTTAATCCGTATCTATCACTTTTACCTGTCTGGATTGATTTTTGGGTATTATCGATTCTTTTGGAATATTGTCAACTAATTTTTTCTCAAGCTGATCCCATCCGGATTCCGTCAAATAATCCATTCCAAGCAAAATAGATAAAGCTCTGTTGTAAACTGCTAAATCCAGAGCCTCATTTGACCCATGTTTCTCCCAAACTATTTTACCGTCTTTTTTTTCTATTTGAGATTCACTGACTAATTGCTGAAAATATTCCTCCTTGTATTGAGGAAAATGAATATATCCGGGAGGATATGTTCCATCTTCATTTTTATTAAGCTGCAATCTATAATACAATTCGTTTTTTAATACTGATACATTTATCATCCATAAATATAAACCGGATTCAATTCTCTGGCCTCGATAATCAATATCAACTGCGGAAGGTGCCGCAATTATCGATTTTTGAGATGCCGGGCCCCCTTTAAATGCTTTAACAATATCAGGATTCTGACGACGACACCACAAGTAAACTACCTGGGTATGTGATCCGCCTGTATCTATCGCAAGGGCACGAAGTGGCATTTTATACTGGCCACCCTCAACCGGCCAGAAATTATTTAATAAATTACTTTCCAGGATTTTGTAATTTTCTAAATTTCCGGTATCAAAATAATAAATATGATAGTCGATTGACCAAGAAACGCCATTCCTGCCCCAAGCACGAATCTCTGTTTCAATCCTATCCCGCTGGGTATCAACAGCACACGTCAAAAATAAACCGCCCTTCGGAACAATGCCACGCTGAAAATCTTCACGCCTTGCAAAGATATGTAAATAATCCGGCTGTAATTTTCTGTCCTGAAAAGTTCTGCAAAGAACTGTATTAAAAAATACTTTTATGTCCTCCATGTTTCCGGATTTTGTTCTCAGATATGCCCGTCTGAATTGATCTACAATCTCATTCCATGTGCGTCGGATACTAACAAGTTCTGACAATCGGAATCCTGGTATATTACTATTCGGATTGGTCACTCGCCATTTTCCATTTTCTACCATTTCTATTTTATGTTTTTCCTGAATTTTCTTTGAACAAAAAATACATTCATAATATACTGGTTTTAATTTATCCCGGATATTAAATTTCAGTCTATCCCAGTCGAGTTCCTGGTGATGGCCACAAAAAGGACACGGCAATTCATATACTCTTTGATCTGTTTGATTATAATAACTATTTATATTTCCATCATCCACCGTCGGAGATGATAGCAATAAAATTTTTCTGTTTGGAAATCGCTTAGTTCGTCCCCTGGCTATCTCAATCGGATTACCTTCCTTGCCAGCCGATTCTGGAAACCTATCAACTTCATCCAGAATTAAAATCCGAATCGGACGCATTGCCAATCCTGCCGGAGAATTTGCACCAGTCAGTGCCCAGAATCCACCCGGAAAAGTTTTATGTAAAATTTTATTCCCGCTATCTCTCGATCTGTGATTTGCAAATAGCGGATTTAATACCGGAGTATCTCTTATCATCGGCGCGAGTCGTTCAAGTGAAAAACTCTCGGCCATTGGTGTCACATTCGGAGCTACATAAAGACATGGGCTGGGATCATGCTCCGCATAATACATAAGCGCATTCAGTGCAAGTTCCGTTTTCACCATCTGACTTGCGGACATTACAACCATTTCGCGGACAGCTGGATTTGTGAACGTATCAAATATTTCTTTTTGATAAGGCTCGGTGCGCCATCTTCCGGGCTCCGGATTTGATTCTTTACTAAGTCTCCTGTGTTTATTTGAATAATCAGATAACTGAAGCGGGTCAGGAGGTTTTAAAAGTTTAAGTGTACTTTTAACTAACCGTTCAAGTGATTTTTGCATGATGAAAAATTATTTCTTCTTCCTAACTGCTTTTTTCTTTACGACTTTCTTAAGTGTTCGTTTTTTCTTAGCTGTTTTCTTCGTAGTTTTTTTAACGGTAGATTTTTTCTTTACGACTTTCTTAGGTGTTCGTTTTTTCTTAGCTGTTTTCTTCGTAGTTTTTTTAACGGTAGATTTTTTCTTTACGACTTTCTTAGGAATTATTTGTAATTCATTTTCTAAATCATCGGATAATAAATTATCATCTGTTATAGAATAATCAGATGCTTTATATTTCTGTAATTCTTCAAGCACCTGTAAAACTTCTTTTTGTATTATTGATTCAATCTTATTCGGTTCTGTTTTATTACATAAGCCCAGAGATAACTTAGCAGGCACCGCAAGCAGCCTAGATCGGAAACGTAATACAATATCTGACCAAACACTTTTTACAATATCAGAATCATGCAGTTTATTTTTTAAAAGCTCAAATTCTCTCTCCGCTTTATCGGCTTGAATTCTCGTCAGTCGGGTTCTCTCATCAGTTAACGGAGTCTCTCTTTTTTTTTCTTTGTTTCTCCAATATGCAATGACATCTTTTAAGTTATAAAAAATAATCCTGCCGGTTTTTTTAAAAGGTGCAATATCCCAGTTATTTAATGTAACAATTGAAACACCCAATACAAAAGCCGTATCTCTCTTATTTAAAATTACTTTTTTACGTTCTGACATTTATAAAAAAATCCTTGAAAATTTACACTATTCGAAAATCTTCTACCGCTAAATAAAAAGTGTGGGGGGCATAACTCGCACTCGAACGCCCCCTGAAAGGACCCGCGCAAAAAAAAATAATTTTAAATTTTAAAATCATAAAATAAATAAATAAATTAAAACCTAATAAAAGAAATATTTTTTTTGAAATGCCATCTATCTATATTAACTAACATCAGCAACTTACCCCTCTCACCTATAGGCTCTTCTTGACAACATATTGTTCCCATGCCTTATCATATATTCGTTTAAAATTTTTATCATAACTTTTATCCATTGCAGGTTTGAACCACGGACGACGTTTGATTTTAACTGGTGTTCCTGCCTGTTCCATTATCATTAACTTTGAACGTCCTGATACTTCAACAAACCGCCCTATCTTTTGTTTGCCACTTCGTGATGTGAATATTTTTTTAAAAGTTCTTTTGCCTTTGAGCTTTTTCTTACGCGCTGAACCTTTCTGAGTCCAATCCAAGTTAGCACCATACATAGACCTGGGGATCACCTTCGTTTCTGGTATGCCGAAAATATCCCGTGTTCCTACATGAATATAACCTGGAGATTTTAGTTTACGGTTAGTGCCTTCTTCATGGTCATACATATAACCATCTTTTGTGAATATTTCAGAAAAAGGATCGAGTTGTTTTATGTCAGCTTTTTTATATCTGATGCCTTTTATTATCCATTTATTTCTCAATGTAAAATTCTTTTCAGCAGATTTTATCACGTCGGAGCGGCCTTGTATTGCCATGCGGGTCAGGGCAACAACCCCGGCAAACTTTTGATTCTTTTGCATCTGCTCAAATTTTTTAGGCAAGTCACTGAATAATACTTCTTCCATTGATTTATTTTCCCTTAAGCTTTGGTTCGGTATATTTTTTAAACATCCTATAAATATGATATTCTCTTAACAATAAATGCCCGCGGCATTTTCTTGTTTTCCAGGTTAAGTATAATTCTTTCATCAGCTTCATAATTTACTTAAACTAATTATTTATTTATTATTTATTATATAATCCTTAATTCTTAAAAATAATAGATAAGCGATCTGCGGAACGATACTATTCCCTAGTCCTTTAATTCTGTCCACTTTTCCGGGTACCCCATTAGCCATTCCACAAAAAGGGGATTCAGATTGCCACCTTGGCCATTTGTCGCTACATGATTTAATGCTGGAAAGTTTCTTTTCCCTTCGCCCTGGCCTCGGCTCATACAATCTCTTGCTGTTGGGGTCGGGTATTTTTTCACAAATGTTTCTAGTCCGTCCCCGCTTTTTTTTGATGCCCCCTTTTTGTTGTAATTCCCGTTCACCGTTGGTGTTGGATATTTCTTTGTTGGTATCCCTTCTTTTTTGCATATTGCCTCCCTTAGACTGTCCCCGTACCCATGACTTGTTGAACCCGGTTCTTGTGCTTTTATCGTAGGCAACAATCCAGACTCTTTCTCTTTTATGCCATGCTCCCACTTCTGCTGCCGAAATATTTTGCCATTCAGCATTATACCCGATTTCGGCAAGTCCCGAAAGGACGATTCCGAGTCCTCCTGAAATAATAAGCCCTGGCACATTTTCAATAATTGCGTACCTTGGTCGTATTCTGCTAATAATTCTAAGATATTCAAACCAAAGACTTGACCTTGTTCCATCTTTTATCCCTTTTCTTTTTCCAGCAATACTTAAATCTTGGCACGTTTACGGGAAGCCGCCGGTAATAATCCAATCACCTGACAGCTTCCTTAATTCCTCACAATCAATATTTTTAATGTCCCCTAATGCTATTGCATCGGAAAAATTTTGTTTATATAATTTATTGCAATATTCATCAACTTCAGAATAAAAATGACTTTCCCAATTGAATCCGGCCCACTTCGCACCTAATGGGAAACCGCCTATTCCAGAAAATAAATCAAGATAATTCATTATTCTAAATACAATATGATATAAGTCAACAAAAATTTATAAAATTGTGATAAAATTGTCGGACACAAAAAAATTAAAATCGCATATTAAAAAATCACCAAAACAACTACCACATTCCGGGAAAACAATTCCTTACAGCATTACAGAAGAAATTCGAGGTTTGTAAGGATTTTGTAAGGCCGTTTACCCCTGTAAACATTACACAAAGTACGCTTCCTTACAACCTTACAGAAGAATATATATATGAGAGTACAGGAAAAAACAAGAAAAGGGGAATTATACCACATTGTAATATATATACGATTTTATACTTTTATATTTTCCTGTATAGTTTGAAATCTTCTGTAATGCTGTAAGGTGCATTTAAGCCAATGTTTACGGGGGCTCGTCCCTTACAACCTTACAGAAGAACCCCTGTAATGCGACATAACAAGGCGATTTTGGCCTAATTTTCATAGATTTTTTTACTTACATAAAAACCTCGAATTGATTTATTTTGGATCCAACGAACGTAAGATTTTCCGCCTAATTTTGAAATTGATCGCGAAATGTTGTAAGGATTTATTTTGATTCTTGTTTTATCCTGCAATTGGTCAGCAATTTCAGTGGCACTAAAAAAGTACCACAAAGTTCCTTCGAATTCGTCCGACACGTCATCTTTTTCCAGAATATTGAAATATTTATTTATTAAATCGTATTCAGTCCCGGTCTGCAAATAATTTAAATTATTTAATTCCTGGATTTTAATATCGTTATTTGTGATTTGAAAATGTTCATTATATTTTACAAGTGATTTAACTTCAGCCCAAAGTTTATTGTAATCGATTTCATCTCTTAATTTAAAATTAATATTGCCTGAATTAAAAATCATCCAGCGTGTATTTCCTGTGTGGTCACACAACAAATCAGTAGCATCGTTTACAGAGCCTCCGAATGATGCACGACGACGTATTGTCTCGGCTCTTGTCGCATACGGCCTACGAGCTGTTGTTACCTGGCGGGATATAAGAGATTTTAATGCTGCCATTGAATTTTTAGTAGTGTTTTCTAATTCATCCAATGATATTAAAAAATTATCAGAAAGGGTAAAAATACTATCTGTTCGATTAGGATCTAAACTTCCTTCAAAAAAATAACTCCTGCTACCATTCATAAGGGGCGCACAAAGTTTTCTAAAGGTTGAGGTTTTGCCTTTATTTTGCTGGCCGGAAAAAACCAAGCATATTCTGTTTTCATCTTGTAACGTAGCTTGTTTATAAATAAGGATTAACCACTTAGGAAATATCGATTTAAAAAAGTCACTTTCCGCACCTTTAATATCCATCGATTCCATAAGCTTATCAATCTCTGTAATATTATTATGATCTAAATCGGGAAGGTTATTAAAGTAATTTTTAAAATGGTCATATGACGGTGCGATCCCTTCCTGATTTATATAATCATGGAAAAAGGTTTTTGATATAGTGCCGCCGGATGCTATATGTCTAGCATAAATGAAATTTTCTATTCTATCGTTAAATTCTTTCCATTTATCAGAATCTTTTGGTTTATATTCAATAAGGTCTAAAATAATATT